ATTTACATTGTATACGCCTGTGGAGGGATGTGGAGTGCCGGCTGTGGCCATATTACTGCCATTAGTCAGCGTTCCAGAGGAATTAAATGACCCTCTTGCTTTAACAATGTTACCCTGATTGTAGGTGGTGGCGTTGTCTTCGAACTTGAACTGGTTAAGGATGAAGTTCTGAGCAGCACCGCCGATGCTTCCGTTCTCGGTAAGCTGAATTTCGTTAGCTGTAGCTCTATCGTCCAGGATAAATAGGTCTGTCTCTGAATCAGTGTCGTTCTGCCGGGAATAGACCTGCATGACATTGTCAATACGTGTCGGAGTTGCCGGAGGAGCCGCGGTAATAGCGTTCCTTTCAATAAAATTGGCTTTCCACTGCTGAAGTGTATCGCCACCCTGTTCCACTGCCGCAAAGTTGGCTGTCAAGACAGTGGGATAGTTCCTGATCTTTGTCTGATTAGTAGGTAATTTTGCATCCCAAGCCATGATATCCCCTAAAAGTTTGGCATCGAAAGCGCTGTAATGTCCTGGTAGGCCTGCATCTCTCCATAGTCGGAGTGTATGTCTCTGGCTGTTCCATAGGCGATTGCCGGTCCCCATTCGTCAAGATAAGGTCTATCGGTAGCGTTGGTAAATTGCGTCAGTGTCGCACCAGCTGCGGTCGTTACAAGCGTGTTGCTGTATGCCTTAGTTCTGAAGCGATAGGCTGTATCCGGCACCGGGTAAAACGTGAACTGGTTGTTATACAAAAGAACGGCCGTGGGCCGTCCGGCTGCAAACTGAATGTAGGAGTACTGCACATTTGCACCACTCACAGGAGCCGTGGCGAACGTGACGCTGACCACTCCCGTCGAGAGATTCAACGTTCCGCTTCCCCCTAGACTGCCAGTTAAAACAATGTTCGCCGTCGTATATGCCGTGCTAGTGTCTTCGAACACCTCTGTGCCGTCCGTCACCACAGTAGACCCAGGAAGCAAGGGAAAGTTCCCAGCGGTGCCGTTGAAAGCGACAGTTGCACCGTCACCGGTACCGATGTTCTGTCTTCCCACTTGCTCTGGATTATTTTTGTAGAAACTCTGAGGGTCCTGGTACCACAGCAGACTCAGACGATCCAACGTTGCCGGAGGTTCAAAATTAGTGAACCCTGACGGCAGCGTGTAATCCTTCTGATTGGCACTCGTGAGGAATTCATAGAACGTGTGGGAACGTTCCAGCTTTACCTCAGCAGGGAACGTGTACTGATAGTACTTATTAATGTACTCGTCCAGCTGCTCGTTAGACAGTTCGTCAGGGGAATATCTCCCGGTGACCTGTCTAACCTTCTGCCGTATTTCTGCCAGCGTCCAGTTAGCCATCTTTGCTCCTACTGCTCGTACACTTCGCGCATTTGAAAACGGCTGTTAGTACCAGTTTGCTCCTTACGAATAGACCCTGAACCGTCCGGACGCCACGCCCAAATGGGAGTAGACCGTGATTCGATGTGTCTCGCTAGGAATCGGGGAACCGTATACTTTCCGCCATGGAAAAGAGTGATTTTCGCCTGATTGCCAGAGCATCCGTAAGAAAATGTGTGCATCAATCCCGGTTCCTCGATGTTCATGAACTCGTAAGTCTTAAGTTCACGAAGCCATTTTTCTTCCTTTTCGGAATGCTTCTTACTCGGGTTCTGTGGATCGATGATGGGGAGCCTCTGGAGCCTTTTGGGATCCATCTTCTCCTTGTCTTGGACTGTCTGTTGCATCTTTTGTCTCCTATTGCAAAAGGGGGAGCAGGTAAATGGAGGTAAACCTCCTCCCCCCGGTGGGTTACACTACAGGCTCTTCGCCGTATACGATCGCTACCATCGACTCGGAGTTACCCCCTACAGCCGAAGTGCCGAGAGTAACGCCTTGAATGGCCTTGTTCTCGACAGGAATCGGATCACCGTTAGTGTCGGAAACACGGATAGCAAAACCGCCAGAAACGTAAGCGCTGTAACCGGAGTTAGTCGCTTCGACTAGAGTGATGGTTGTTGCTGTGACCGATGCAATAGTGAACGAGCCGTTTAGGCTGTTCGCTGCTGCTCCGTCGTCCGCGATCCCTGCTACTTTGATGGTGTCGCCAGCAGCGAAACCAAAAGTAGCAGTGTCGTTAACGGTGATGACGCCTGGGCTAGCGTTAGTGAAGCCACTAATCGCTGCGCCATAGGCCGCGCTCTGCGAAAGAGGTGTTACCCCGTTCGTAGTCGTATAAGCAGGTACGCCCACATTGAAAATGGAGGCATCCGCCATATCTTTAGTCCACGCTAGTGCAGCTGCTGTGCTTAGGTTGAAAATTTCAACCTTTGCCGGAGCAAATCCGCAATCTAGGTTTCTTGCTACTGCTGTGCTTGGGTTAGTCCAAGCAAACCGTTTTACTTGTGCCATGATCTATTCCTCCTTAAGAATGGGTTGCTTCAAGATTCAACATGAAGGCATCGTTAAGGATCCTAGCCACGAACGGATGCTGCCAGCCTACAGAACCGCGCTGATGCAACGGATCGGCAGAACCTGCAGAACCCAGAGGCTCTACATAGAACTCACCAGTCTCGGAACCAAGGTGAACTACAGCGTAGCTTTCCTTACCGATGATGAAGTTGTTGTAGACAGCAGGACTTGCAGCCGTAACGCTACCGACCGATGTGTAAAGCCAGCGGACGTTGCCGGTAGCTCCCCACTCAGCGTCCATGACGGACTGCTGGTTCGGATAGTTTGCGCTGTGAAGGAAGTTAGAAACTGCCTCCAGGTCGTCCAGCAGAGCAGAATCGATATAACCCCAGAAGGCCGGACGTACGGGCGCTGTGCCGAACGCATCCTTGCCAGGTACGATCTGGCTGATCATCTCGGCATCGGCGTTCAGAAGAGTCTGAACAGCAGAGTCGATATCAGCCTTTGTGAGCTCTGTAGGCGTGCTGCCGTTAACACCGTTGCTGCACTGCAGAACGGAGCTGGTAGACGCAAGAACATCACGTGTGACTTCGTCCATTGTCTGAGCCAAGTTCTGCGCAAGCAGACGTGAGCTTTCGTTAAGGACGCGGTCCTCGACAGTCAGCTCGACTTGATTCGTGATGGTCACGAAGTTACCGTAAAAATCTACCCGTGCACTGATATCAGTAGCGGATAGGGGTGCTCCTGGAGGCGTGATGCCATCAGAAAGCGGGACAGGTACAGTCGCTAGACGTGCATACCTACGAAACACAATGGTGTCGCCCATCTTTTCAGGAAGTACTCTCTTCTGAGCGAATTTCGTGTGGATAAGCTGCGGATATGCAGTCATCAACAAAAGACGATCATAGTACTCCCGAACAGCTGGCGGCAGCACTGCAACTGTTGTTACATTAGCCATTTGCTATCTCCTTAAAAGTATCCTAGGTTCCGTTGGGCCGCCTGCTGAAACTCCTGATCCGACATTTCTTTCCACCGCTTTGCTTCTGACATTGGCGAAGTCTGCCCGACACTAGAAAGTGAACCTGCCCTATTGGCGTTCTGAACTATGCGTTCGGCATCGGCATTCTTTTTCGCGCTTTTATTCGACGACCTATAGGCGTCGCTGTTCTTAGCAAGGTGGTAAGCTAACTCGTAATCGTTAGTCTTGTGCAAGGTGTCCCTGAGACCTGGATTGTTTTTCAAAACCTCGGGTAAATACTTGGTGACGACCTCCTGATAGTCCGGATGCTTCTGCGTCATTCGGAGTTCTTGGATGTTCATCTGGTACTGCTGTTCTTTCTTGCTAAGGATCTTCTCGAGATCCCCGTAAGTCAGAACGTCGTCCTTAGAAACACCGGCAAACTCGTCCTGCTGCTGCTGAGGTCTCGCAGATTGTTGCTGCGCGGCCATCATTAGCTGCATGTTATCCTTGACCATCTTGAGTTCATCGTTAAGACGCTGACGCTCAGCGCGCTCGGCTTGCAGTGCATCGAGGGGTACAGTTTGTCCCCCTCCTTCCTGGCCGTAAGCGGGATCAGAAACGTGGTTGTCCTCCAGAGCGGCGGCCTCTGGTTGTTGATCGCCCGAAATGTGTGGTTCTTCGCTCATCGCGTATAGACTCCTTATGCGCCCTTAAGTCGGCGGCACTATTGTGTTACGTAAGCACCAGGTATCGATGTCGTTTCAACGACAACATCGTTGGCCGCTTCGGCCCCTAGTGCGCTAAGCGCATCAAAATCGAAAGGTTTCTGTGGCATGTTTACATCCCACGTCATCGTCCCTTTCTGATTGTCCACCTCGGCTACAATCATCCCGACCTGAGGGGCGGGCTTCGTGTAGTAAGGCTTAATGTGCTTCATCAATGTGGGTTTCCCTTCAACGCAAACCTTGGCCGGTTTGGCAAACAGCACGATCCAATAAGGGTCTCGGCGATCCTTGTTGGCGTCGACAATCTGCTGAATGACCTTTTCATCGTCTTCAATGATCGCGTCGCGGGTTTCTCCAGTCTCTTGAGTCATCTTCTCTCCTACTGATTTGCTACCAACATCCACCAAACTGGTAGATGTAAAGCGGCTTTACACTAGTACTTGTAGGCCATAGCCCTGTCGGGATAGCCGCGGTTTGTCATTGGCTCACGTTGTACTCGGCCCATGTCGCGCTTCTGCCCTGCGAAAGCATCACACTTCATTGGCTTCTTATCGTGGCCCATAACTCCCATGTCCTTCATGCCGTAAGACTCGTCCCGGCGTGACTTGTAAGACTGCTTCTTGCCGCGTTCGGCGCCGTCTTTCATGCCAAGGGATTCATCCTTTCGGTCTGCATAGCCTTGTTTAGCCATTTGGAACCTCCATGGATTGTTGTTCAGGTAATTCCTGCAGCAGACCACCCACCGCAGGGACATTCTGTGCAGGCTCGTTGGCTTGCGCAGAAATTTGGACGTCGTCGGCCTTGACGCGCTCTTCATTTCCTCGGGCTGTCTCCTCCATCATGCGAATAATGGAGAGATACTTAAGGAGGCGGTCGTCGTCGAGCGACTGCAGTTCTTTCATGGCCTTGGCACGCTTCAATGCGTAGTCGGCGCGGTTCTCGACGGCGGCTGATGCTCGCTCGTCTTCGAGGCCCATATTCGCGACAGATCTTGTGAAGCGTTCTTTGCTAAGTGCGATATCGGAGATGGCCTTAGCCTGTGACATCTGGCGTTGGCTATCGAGTAGTTGCGCTTGAATCTGCTGCTGTTCCTGCTGGACTTGCGCCTGCTGCTGCTCCATCGCGGCGAGCTGTTCGACGTACTCGGACTTGCCCTGGATAGGTGCTGCCTTGGCAAGCATTTCGCCGGTAACAGGGGCGCCAAGCTGACGAAGGTCCACTAGCTGACGGAAGTACATCTGTCGCTGTGTATCCGTTAGGATACCTTCCTGTACTGCGATGTCGTACTTTGTAAAGCTAGGATCGTAGAACTGCTGGGTCGGTTCCTCGTTCAAGATGCGCTGCACCTTCTGAGGACGCCAGTTCTGGATCAGCTTTAGGACTTTCTTCGAGAGAGACTTCTGACTTGCTCGGAGATTATCGAATAGCTCCTGGAGATTAACGATGGCTGCGCCTTGACGAAGCATCATCATGACACCGCTGTCGCCGGCAGTCTCTGTCTGACCAAAAGCAGCGTCGTTAATCC